GTCAGCCTTATCCGTATGCTTCACTTAATAACATGACACATGGACTGAGGAGAGGGGAGTTGGTGACACTTTGTGCTGGATCAGGGATAGGTAAGTCCTTGTTCTGTCGTGAAGTTTGTCACCATCTTCTCAGCCTTGGTGAGACGGTAGGTTATATCGCACTGGAAGAATCAGTCAGACGAACTGCACTTGGTATCATGGGCATCCATCTGAATAAACCATTGCACTTAGAGAATGACTTGAAGGAAGAGGAGTTACGCAAAGCATTCGATGAGACAATGGGTAACAAGAACTTCTATACCTATGACCACTTCGGGAGTACGGAGAGTGATAACCTGTTAAGTAAGATCAAGTACCTGTGCAAAGGATTAGGATGTAAGTGGATATTCCTTGACCATCTATCTATTGTAGTTAGTGGTATTCAAGGAGATGATGAACGACGGTTAATTGATAACACGATGACACAACTGAGGAGCTTAGTAGAAGAGACAGGATGTGGAATGGTACTTGTGTCACACCTTAGAAGACCACCGAATGGTGGAGGACATGAAGAGGGTGGAGTCACTAGGTTATCAGACCTGAGAGGTAGTCATTCGATACCACAACTCAGTGATATGGTAATAGGATTGGAGAGACATCAACAAAAAGAAGACAATAACGAAACAAAAGTAAGGGTCTTAAAGAATAGATTCTCAGGTGAGACTGGGCTTGCTACTACCTTGTTATACGATCAAGACAGTGGTAGGTACACAGAAGATGAGAATGTATTCAAAGACAAAACAATAACAACCAACAACGGAGCGAGTCCGTTTTAATAATATGAAAATAAAATTAGGAAATGAAATATTCCCAACCAAAGTAAGTATCATAGGTTATCTTTCTAAACACTTACAAAACGCTGAGTTAGGAGATACTATTAAAGAGGGAGAAGAATTATATTGGGTTCTAAAAGATTTATTATATAAGCACCCTAACAGCGATAAGAAAATAGGAGTAGGACTAAGGAACTTTTTTGTAGGCGAACCTCCTGTTTATCCTGGTCGTTGTTTTTATATCAGACGCACTGACGGAAGCGTTGAAGATTTCTCCACTAAAAAACCTATAAACCAATTATGAAAATACTATTCTTTGATATAGAAACAAATGGCATCGAGGACTTCACTAATCTAAGTGACCTAAAGGTCTGTCATTGCTTATCCATATACGATCCAATAGCAGGTAAGATGATTACCTTTAGTGGAGATGGGATAAAGGAAGGAACAAGGATGTTAGCAAAAGCTGACAAGATTGTAGGACATAACATCGTAGGGTTTGACCTACCTGCATTAGCTAAGTTATACAACTTCCATCCACCGTTAGTACAAGTACAGGATACATTGATTATGTCTCGTGTTATATACCCTGACCTTAGAGAGGATGACTTCAAGCGAAAGGACTTTGATCCTAAGATGATTGGTAGTCATAGCTTGAAAGCATGGGGACACAGGATGGGTAAGATGTTAAAGCTTACATACGGTGAGAACGAGGATGCTTGGGATAGCTACAATGAAGAGATGAAGAAGTATTGTGAACGAGATGTCCTTGTTACTAAGACCTTGTACGAACACTTCCTCAGTAAAGAACCCAGTAAGAAGATGGTGGATATAGAACATTGGTTCGCTTATGTCATTCGCTTACAAGAACAAGCAGGGTTTGGGTTTGATATAGCAGCAGCAGAAGCGTTAGAACAAAAGCTGAATGTCACACGAGCTAGGTTACAAGACAAACTACAATCTATGTTTGAACCTACAGTTAAGAAGATGAAGACTCCGAAGGGATACACATTAACTGTTGAACAAAAGGATGGAGTGGAAGTAATCAACGCACCTACCAAAGCAAAGTTAAAAGCTATTCTCAAAGAGAGAGGCATGGTACAGAACCTAGTTAACAAAGCTGAAGCACTTGATGTAAAGGAGGAGATCATACCGTTCAACCCTGGTAGCAGGAAGCAGATCAAGGAACGCTTTGAAGAACTAGGGTTTGAGATACCTGTCAGTGAGGATGGTAAGACAATCAAGGTAGATGAATCTACTCTTAAAAAGATAAACCACCCAGCTGCCGAGCTTCTGCTCGAATATTTGTTAGTCGTAAAAAGACTAGGAGCATTAGCGGAGGGCGAGAATGGGTGGCTTAAACTAGTTAAAGATAAGAGGCTACACGGACGAGTCAATACAAACGGTGCAGTGACAGGTAGATGTACACATTCCAAACCTAACTTAGCACAAGTACCTGCCACTAGAGCAGAGTATGGAGAGGAGTGTAGAAGTTTATTCATTCCACTTAACGGTAATGTATTAGTAGGTGTTGATGCTAGTGGACTTGAGTTAAGAATGCTTGCACATTACCTAGCTAATTGGGACAAGGGTGAGTACGCTAGGAATATATTGGAAGGAGATATACACACTGTTAATCAGAAAGCAGCTAACCTAAAAACCAGAGACCAAGCAAAGACATTCATCTATGGATTCCTTTACGGTGCTGGACCATCTAAGATAGGAGAGATTGTAGGTGGTGGTTCAAAGGAGGGAGCAATCTTAAAGAAGAAGTTCCTGTCTAACTTACCTGCGTTAAAGATACTGAAGCTCAGGATAGAGGAGAAAGTAAAACGATCTGCTTGTTTAACAGGACTAGATGGTAGAGTATTACCAGTCAGATCAGAACACGCTGCACTTAATATGTTACTTCAATCAGCAGGTGCTGTGGTTATGAAGGTAGCTTTGATTAGCTTACACCGTAGATTAAATGAGTTAGGTTGGGAACACGGTAGAGAGTACACCTTTGTGGGTAACATACACGATGAGTTCCAAGCTGAAGTTAAACCTGACCTAGCTGAGACATACGGACAGTTAGCTGTGCAAGCAATCAAGCAAGCAGGTAAAGACTTGAAGTTACTCTGTCCAATGGATGGTGAATACAAGATAGGTAAGTCATGGGCAGAGACACACTAAGATGAAAACGGAAACTTGTAATATCTGCAAAGAGACTATGCTCATAACGGAAATGATTAAAGATAAAAAATCAAAAACAGGTTATGGGAAAAGATGCAAGAATTGCAGAAGAGAGCAACAACGAAGACGCATCGAAGAAAACCCTGAGCATTACGAAGCGATATGGAGGAGACAACATCTTAAAAATAGATATGGTATAACTCCTGAAGATTACGAAGCAATGTTATCAAATCAGAAGGGAAAGTGTGCTATATGTGATCGGCAGGGACAAAGTCCAGGTAATAAAAGACTTTTAGATGTAGACCATTGTCATAAGACAGGGAAGATAAGAGGTCTGTTATGTAACCGATGTAATCAATCAATGGGTAAAGTTAAAGATGATATAGATTTGTTAAAGAAGTTCCTAGCTTACCTAATCGGATGGGAAAGAAGACATGACATCGGAACTTGAACACGATTACTACTTGAAGGTTGCAGAATTGTACGATACAGTTGACCTTACATATCCTATGCCATCCTCTAAGACCCAACGAATCGGAGCAATAGCAGAGTCTAGGTTTACCACTGAATGTTTAGAACGAGACTTTGAACCTCATGTACCTACCACACCTATGCCTTGGGACTTCATTGTCACTTGTCCAGCAGGTACTTTAAGAGTACAGATTAAAGCGACAGGTAAGAAGTCATCAGCTAATACATACACTATAAATAGTAGCACAGGATGTAAGGGAAAGTCTGCTATGTGTGACTCAATAGATGTGGTGGGTTGCTATGTGTTACCTGAAAAGATGTGGTGGTTAATACCAAGAGGACACATAAAGGGACTATCCCTAAAACTAAACATCCTACCAGATAGTAAATCAAAACATAAAAAATACCAAGAAAACTGGAGCATATTCTATGAGTAAAACAACCATACTAATTGACGCAGATGTATTAGCATTTGAATCATCAATAATAGCACAAGAAAATATACAATGGGAAGAGGAGCTTTGGACTGTACACGCAGACATGGCAGTAGCAAAGAACAGAGTCATTGGAAGGATAGAACAATTCAAGGACTTACTAAAAGCAGATGAAGTAGTGTTAGCACTTAGTGACCGAGCAAACTTCAGAAGGAAACTATTCCCTGATTATAAATCTAACAGAAGGAAGTCAGTGTTACCTGTCATCTTAAAGCCTATGAAGGAATGGATGATCAACGAACTAGATGCACAGCTATGGGCAAACATAGAAGCAGATGATGTGTTGAGTATCTTAGCTACTGAGTATCCTAACAGACAAGACAAGAGAATCATTGTTAGTATAGACAAGGACTTCAAAGGAGTACCAGGAATATACTATGATTATAACAGAGAAGAATACCATGAACCAACAGAGGAAGAAGCAGATAACTTCCACTTGATACAGACTTTGATGGGAGATTCGACTGATGGATTCAGTGGGGTAAAAGGAGTCGGTCCTGTTGCAGCTGAGAAATGGTTGAACTCGAACGGATACACTTGGGAATCTGTTGTTGCTTTGTATGAGAAGAAGGGACAAACAGAACAGGATGCTTTAACAAATGCTTGGATGGCAAGACTACTAAGAAAAGAACAATACAATAAAAAACAAAAACAAATAACAAAACTATGGACACCAAAGAACTACCAAACTCAGGACAAAAGGAGAATTACATCACAGGTGCACAGCGTGACAGGGCTACTGGACGAGGACGATTCAGCCTTATTCCTCCAATCGCCCTTCGATCCCTTGCCAAACGATATGAAGAAGGAGGAAGACTCTACGGAGACAACAACTGGCACAACGGATTCCCACTCAGTAGATTAATAGATAGTATGAATAGACATCTGTTAGCATTGAACGAAGGGGATGACAAGGAAGATCACGCAGGTGCTATACTTTGGAATGCCAGTGCTTTCCTGTGGACCGAGGATCAGATAACAAAAGGTAACTTACCACAAGAACTAGATGATAGGAGTTATATAAATAAATGATTGCACCTATAAAAGAAGACGAACCTTTAAAAGCTGATGGATTTGATGAAGCTATTATAGGTGTTGATTATGCACAAGGTAAGTTTGTATATGCTATAGAACTTATGTTAGAGAAGATGATGCAAGAACCTGATAACAAGACAATGGAAGAAGCAATAGAATACTTTGACTTTAATATTGGATGTGCTTATGTAGGAGAGATGACACCAATATTTATATGGACTAACACAGACGCTAATGAATAACGAAGAAGAGATACTACTGCCAGCTATAAGTGAAACTTTAGTTAACAGACTAGAGAAACTATTCCCTGATAAATGTCCTGACTTGACGAACACAGAAAAAGATGTTTGGTTTAAGAGTGGACAAGTGTCTGTAATTAGATTCCTTAGACAAACTTATAACGAACAGCTTCAACAAAACATCATAACAAAAGACTGACCATGTGCATGTCAACACCAGATATTCCTCCTCCTCCTCCACCTCCAGCACCACCCCCACCACCGCCACCTGTTGCTGAAGCACCTAAGACTGTTAGACAAACGCAGCCTAAGAAGAAGAGGAGAGGAGCACAAGCTCAGTTAAAGCGTTCAGCTAGACCTACAATAGGTGGGATGTCAGGTGGTACTGGTGTTAACATGTCTTCTTAATAACAATATAACTATATAATATCATGCTTCGCACACTCTCAAAAAAGACTTTGCTATCATCTGTCACAGCGACAGGGGCTGGCAGTTCATTCTCAGTAGAGCGTTCTAAGGGTTGGACCTTTGTAATCGCTTCTTCATCAGTAACTTCAGGAGGTACGGTAGACATAGAAGCCTACATCGGTGGTGCTTGGTATGTCATTCACTCTGAAGATGTAACAGCTAACGGTGCTGTAATGGTCAGAGACGATCACGGACACTACGAACAAATAAGAGGTAACCTATCAGCTAGAACTGACGGTACTTACAGCGTATACGCAACAGGTTCTACTGACTCTCTTTAATTAGATGTCTTTGATCTTTACAGAGCAACTCGATAAACCGAGTGAGCTAAGGTCTAAACCGTCTAATTTACTAAGACCTATCTTTGGTGCTTTGTATGGGTTTGATTCTACAGCTGTAGCTCCTGCTAATACATTCACTACTTTAACGGTAGCAGATACAGACACTAACGCTATAGGTTCAGCTGATACAATAACCTTTACAGTCCAACCTTCAGTGGCAATAGCAGCTGGTGGTACTTTGACTTTAACAGGAATGCAAGGGACTCAAACAGCTAACAATGCTTCGTTAACAGTAGGTGGAGCAGGAGCTGCAATCTTTGGGTCAAGTGGTTCATGGACACAGTCAACAGGTACTTTAGTTTTAACAGTAGCAGGTGGGCAGAGTCTACCTACAGGTTCAGATACTGTTATTACTTTTGATTTAACTAACGCTTCTTCAGTACAAAGTGGTAAGACAGTTAGTGTTAGTTCTAATACATTTACTACAGCTAACGCTACAGGTACTGTGTTAGATACAATCGCCATATTCAATGTCACCACTCGAAATACCGAAGCAAACATTTTAGCTAGTACACCAACTAATCCAACGGACGAAGTTAACATCGCATTTGGTACGGACACAGGTGATTTTTATATTTATAACGGAACTGCTTGGCTGATTTTTAATGACACGCCATTCAACAGTTATTCAGTTTCACTTGACGGCAGTGATGACTACATTGAAACTCCCGATAAGTTTGATTTTATTCAGCAGAGTTGTGTGTTCACTGTGAGCGTCTGGTTAAAAGTTGATAATGTTAACGCCAATGCTTTGCAAGGATTTGTAAGTAACAACTACACCTCCAGTTCCTACGGCTTATATTTGTTTTACGACAATCGAAGTGTAACAGGCAGTAGTAAAGATTTAAGAGTGTTGTTTTCAGCGGATAGCGTGAATACGGACATTATAGTAGCTAACGGAATAACGGACACGAATTGGCATCATTATGCTATCACTTGCACAGCATCGGGGGGAATACTCGCATTGTATGTGGACGGTTCATTAGTAGACTCGACTACAGCACCAACCACAACAACCAACACAGCAAATGGAAATTTAAGGTTTGGTAGTGCGACCAACGATTCAGCACATTTCGATGGTTTAATAGACGAAGTAGCTGTTTTTAACACAGCATTATCTGCGTCTCAAGTTACTAACATTTATAAAGGTGAAGCAAACGGAGGAAGTGGGGGAACTAATGGTGTACCTGGTGATCTAAAGACTTTCAGCCCTGTCGGTTGGTGGAGAATGGGAGACAATAACTCAGGCTCAGGTACAACTATAACAGACCAAGGTAGCGGAGGTAATAACGGCACGCTAACTAACGGAGCAACCTTCTCAACAACAGTACCATCTTAAAATTATGAGTAGAAAATATGTAATAATAGATTCGGACGAAGTTAGTTCCGTGGATTTTAGCCAAGTCGAAGAGACAAGTGCAGATACCATGAGATACTCCGTCGATAATAGTCAGACTTTTGTTAAGTTCGATTCAGACTCAACACCATCTTTTCTAGACGGTAAAACACAATACACACACTCTGAAATTCTAAATGTATTAGCAACGGATGAGTGGACACCTGACGAACCCATTTAATTATGCCAACTACAATTCCATCAATCACTTCATCAACTCGTCCAGGTTCACCCTCGACAGGAGATGCTTACTTTGAAACGGACACACAGAACTACATCATCTATGACGGTGCAAATTGGCGAGGTTTCGTCAGTGATGTTGCGTCAGGATGGTCAGGCATTAACGATTACTCATTAAACTTTGACGGTACAGATGATCGATTGGATGCTGGTTCTGTTGTCACTCCTTCAGCCAATAGTGGTACAATTTCTGCTTGGATAAAAACAACAAGCACAGCATACCAAGCTATCGTCTCCACAGCAGACACTTCAGTGGGAGGTACTTGGGGTTGGATGGCAGTCTACAATAATAAATTAAGGATTACATTTAGAGAAAGTATGGGGACTGTAAAAACTGCCGATGGATCAACCACTATTAACGATGGGAATTGGCATCATGTAGTAGCTGTATCTGACGGAGCTGCTTACAGTTTGTATGTAGACGGGTCAGCAGAGACTCTCACAAATAGTAATAATGATGGTACTTGGTATGGTGATCTTACTAACTTAACTTCAACTAATATCGGTTCTCATGTAAGAACGTCTGCTGGGAATTTCTTCACAGGCAACATAGACGAAGTAGCCGTTTGGGACTCCGATCAGTCATCCAATATCAGTACGATTTATAATAGCGGCACACCTAGTAACCTACTAAGTTTCAACCCTAAAGCGTGGTGGAGAATGGGTGACGGAACGGAAGCGAACAGCGGTACGACTATCTATGACATGAGTGCCTTTAATAACAATATAACTATGGTTTCTAGCCCTGCTTACCAAAACAATACCCCGTAATTTAAGACGATGAGAACATACTGTATAATAAATTCCTCCGAGGTATCCAGCGTAGACTTCGATCAAGTACTTCAAACTTCTTCTGACACTCTTAGATACTCAGTCGATGGTACTAAATTCTTCGTGAAGTTTGAAGGGGATGTTCCTAGTTTTCTTGAAGGCAAAACAATTTATTCCCACTCTGAAATATTAGCTATTCTAGCGACTGACGAATGGTCACCACCTGTCCCTGAGTAATATGCAAGAAACAGCACAAGGTCTATACAACTCTTTAGAGAACCAAAGGTGGTCTTTCTTGGATAGAGGGAGAACCTCATCTGAGTTAACAATACCTTACATAATGCCTCCTGATGGTCATAGTCACGCTACTAAATACTATACACCATATCAAGGAGTGGGAGCTAGAGGAGTTAACAACCTAGCTTCTAAATTATTGTTAGCACTGTTACCACCTAACGCACCATTCTTTCGTCTTGTTATTGACAGGTATGAATTAGATAAAGCAAAGCAGGAGTTAGGACCAGAGGGAGGAGAGCAATTACGATCTGACTTAGAGAAAGCACTAGCAGATGTAGAACGAAGTGTATCTCAAGAAGTAGAAGTAGAAGCATTTAGAGTAGGAGTATTTGAAGCGTTAAAGAATCTATTGGTCACTGGTAATACTTTGTTATACTTACCTGATGACGGTGGGATGAGAGTATTCAGACTTGATAGGTACTGTGTAAAAAGAGACCCAATGGGTAATGTAACACACATAGCTATTAAAGAAACTGTTGCTCCGATGATGTTACCTGAGTCTGTAAGAGAAGAGGTATATCGTCAAGAAAAAGAGAATAGTTGTGACCTGTACACCTCTGTAATTAGAGAAGGTAATGAATTTGTAGTACAACAAGATGTAAAAGGAATTGTTATTGAAGAGTCAAAGGGTAGGTATCCTATCGATAAGACTCCGTTCCTACCTCTTAGATATACCAGGATAGACGGTGAAGATTATGGTCGTGGATTTGTAGAGGAATACATTGGTGATCTTAAATCTTTAGAGTCATTAACAAAAGCGATAGTCGAAGGTAGTGCAGCAGCAGCTAAGGTATTGTTCATGGTTAATCCTAACGGTACAACTAGAGCTAAGACTTTATCTGAATCTCCCAATGGTGCAATCGTACAAGGTAGTGACGGAGATGTATCTGTTTTACAACTTAATAAGTTTAATGACTTCCGTACTGCACAAGGAGTAATGAATGGAATAAGTGATAGATTGTCACAGGCATTCCTATTGAACAGTGGTGTAGTCAGAGATGCAGAACGAGTAACAGCAGAGGAGATAAGAATGTTATCTCAAGAGTTGGAAGCTGCACTTGGTGGACTGTATTCTTTATTGTCACAAGAGTTTCAAATGCCTGTCGTTACTAGGTTAATGACAAGGATGGGCAAAGAAGGAAGACTTCCTAAGTTACCTAAAGACATTGTTAAACCTACTATTGTTACTGGTGTTGAAGCACTGGGACGAGGTAATGATTTACAGAAGCTTGATCTATTCCTTGCAGGTGCTAATCAGATCGTTGGTCCACAAGCAGTTGCAGAATATGTTAATGTATCTGACTACTTCAAAAGAAGAGCCACAGCGTTAGGTATTGAGACTGAAGGATTGATCAAGACAGAAGAAGAAATTCAACAAGCTATGCAGCAAGCCCAACAACAAGAGATGATGATGAAGTTAGGTCAACCTGCTGTAGCACCTGCTATCAATGCTGCACAAGAGCAGTACATGAGTAGTCAACAACAACAACCACAAGAAGAGTAGACATGGCTGAATTACACCGAGTAGAGATAAATGAGAGAGCACCACAGGAGATTGACCCAGAGTCAGAGGAAGCTGTTGATGCAGTATCTGAAGAACAAACAACAGAAACGCAAGAGGATAGACCTGATTGGTTACCTGAGAAATTCAAGAGTCCTGAAGACATGGCTAATGCCTATGGTGAACTTGAAAAGAAAATGGGAGCAGGGGCTGAAGGTGAAGAACAACAATCAGAAGAGGAGCAAAGCGATGAACAACAAGAGGACGATTCAACAGAAGATACGAATACTAATACTGTTATTGCTGAAGCTAGTAAAGAGTTCTTTGAGAATGACGGTGTTATATCTGAAGAGACCTATAAGAATCTTGCTGAGGTTGGGTTACCAAAAGAGTTAGTAGATAGCTACGCTGCTGGTCAACAAGCACTTCAACAAAGTGAAGAAGGTAGTATTAAAGCTGTAGCTGATGGTAATTGGGATCAAATGGCAGAGTGGGCAGCTAATAACTTATCCCCTGAAGAGGTAAATACTTTTGATGACATCGTACAAAACGGTAGTGTCGAACAAGCTAAACTTGCTGCCAAAGGATTATACGCACAATTTAAAGCAGAGAATGGAGTTAGTCCTAAGCTTGTACAAGGTGCTGTAAATGGTTCATCTACAATGCCTTTTAAATCTAATCAAGAACTTGCTCGTGCAATGTCTGATCCTCGATACAAGAGTGGTGACAAAAGTTATCACGAAGAGATTGACAGACGCATCGCAGTAAGTCACAATTACCTATAGTTTTATTTGGTAGGTTCATATATATGAAGCCTTGGACTCCATCTTTTTTCTTGCCAGTGTTGGTTCTGGTTCTTTTAGGTGGATGTTCCAAGGCTTCTTTTTATCCGTTAGCAGGAAGTGTAGGAGGAGCAACTGTAGGTGCTTTAGGTGGTCCTGGTCCTGCTGCTGGTGGTGCTGCTCTTGGATGGGGGATAGGAGAGGGTGCTAAATTAATGGAGGAGAACAAGGGATTAGCTAACAAAGTAAAAGCTATCACTGAAGGAGATGTACAGAAACTCGTACAACAACAACTAACTGAAGAGATGGATAATGGATTCTTTGATTCTATGTTAGATGAGATATATGGGTTCTTGAAACTCTGTCTTATTGGTGTTATCCTTTGGAATGTAGTTCCGTTGATATACACTCGCTATGTTCACAATAAAGCACAAAACAAATGAATAAACTAATAAAATTTTATAACTTACTTACACAGAAGGAAAAAGCTATTGTCTTGACTGTTCTGTGTTTAGGTGGAATTATAATACTTAATTTACTTTAAACGACAATTAGTACGACTAATGTCAAGACCCACTGCGGTGGACAATCTCGATCAAAGGTTATAACGAAAGTCACAACAAATACATACACAATTATAAACTTAAAATAGGAGATCATATATTATGGCAGCAGAAGGTATAACAGACCCCAGTCGTGTAGGTCAGATTAATTCCGCAGGAGATGTGGATGCGTTGTTTCTTAAAAAGTTCAGTGGAGAAATTCTACAGACCTTTGAGGAGTCCAATGTTTTCAAACCCTTACACACTATTCGTACAATTGAGAACGGTAAATCCGCTCAGTTCCCAGTAACAGGTATTGCAACAGCTAATTACCACACACCAGGCGAGAACATCGCTGAAGAAGGTGGTTCTAGTAGCACATACCTCAGCGACATTAAGAAAGCTGAACAGACAATAACTATCGATAAGATGCTTGTTGCTTCTACTTTCTTAGCTAACATTGATGATGTAAAGAATCACTACGACATTCGTTCAGTTTACGCTAACGAGTTAGGTAAGGCTCTTGCACTTCGTTTTGACACTGCTATCTCTAAGACATTCATTGCTGCTGCTCGTAGCTCTGCTGTTATCACAGGTGGTAAGACAGGTGGACAACTTGATGTTGCTAACAATGACTTCAGTGCAGGTGATGTTGCTGGTACTCCAGCTGCTGTTACAGGTGCAGAGTTAATTACTGCTTTGTTCACAGCTGCTCAAAAGCTTGACGAGAACGATATTCCTAGTGATGGACGCTTTGCAGTTCTTCGTCCTAGTGAATACTACAAACTTATTACAGGAGGTAGTGGTGCAGTTGCTATCAATACTTCTGCTGCTAATAAAGATGTAGGAGGTTCAGGATCACTTGCTTCTGGTAGCATTGCACAAGTAGCTGGTATTCAAATCTATAAGTCAACTCACATTCCATCAACTGACTTGTCAGCTGTTTCTACTGGAGACGGTGCTTCAAGCAATGATATTTTCGGTGCAAGTGGAGTAGGATACAACGGTGACTTCCGCAATAGCTTGGGTATCGTAGGACACTCAGCTGCTGTTGGAACAGTTAAGTTGCTTGATCTTGCTACTGAGTCTGAATATCAGATTGAGCGTCAAGGTACATTGTTCGTTGCTAAGTATGCTATGGGACACGGAATCCTCCGTCCTGAGTGTGCTATCGAACTTGTTTCCTAACTTAGGATTCTCTCTTCGGTGTTGGGGAGGTTTGGATTCGTTCCACTCCCCTTCACTGATATTTTTATTTATTAAGCTATGGCACTGACAACGAAACTAGAAGCAGTAAACATTATGATCTCTGTAATAGGAGAATCACCTGTTAATACTTTAAGCGGAACAAGTGTTCCTGTAACCGTTACCCAAGCAGTCCATGCGTTAGATGAAACTAGTAAAGCTATCCAATCAGAAGGATGGCATTTTAATACAGAGTATGATTACCCACTAGTACCAGATGCTAGTACAAGTAAGATTACTCTTCCCCTTAATACTTTAAAGGTAGACTTAGACCCTGAGATATACACGGACTCTGATCCTGTGCAACGAGGTACTAAGCTATACGACAGGAAGAACCACAGGGAGACTTGGACCAAGGACTTGAAAGCTATCATTACTTTTGAGTTGGACTTTGAAGAACTACCAGAACAATTTAGACATTACATAGCTGTTAAATCAGCTCGCATATTTGCTGCTAGGTTCTTAGGTAGTCGTGAGATAGAAGGGTTTGCTTTGAGAGATGAGATAGAAGCAAAAGCTAGAGCTATCGAAAGCGACTCTGAGAATGCAGACAGAACTATCTTTGATAACTACAGCGTACTAAGAGTACTTGATAGGTAAAGATGCCACTGCTTAACACCAGTATTCCTAACCTTGCCCAAGGTGTATCACAACAGCCTGACAATTTAAGATACCCTGGACAGTGTGATGAACAAGTAAATGCTTGGTCAACTGTAGTAGAGGGACTTGTTAAAAGACCTAACAGTAGGTTCTTATACGACACAGGACTAGGTGCTGATATAAGCACTAATTTATTTAGTCACTATGTGGACAGGGACGATGAGAACCAATACCTGATTACCTATGACTCTACTAATAAACTCCGAGCATTTGATCTTACTGCTGTAAGTATAGGTGCTGCATCTCTTTCTGTTACTGTTGAGGACTCTGCTGCTAGTTTGTATCTTACAGGTGCTACTAACCCTGTTAAAGACCTCAGAGCGTTAACCATTGCAGACTCTACCTTTCTTGTTAATAAGACTAAGACGGTAGATAAGAACGCAACTCCTGTAGACCTGTTAGAAAAAGAAGCTTTAATATTTGTTAAACTTGGAGACTACGAAAAGAACTACGATATATATGTTAACGATAATTTAGTCAGATCATCTGGTAGTAGTTACCCAAGTGGTGTACAAAGCAATCAATTTCCTGCTACTGGACATACATACGAAAGCGGAACTTCTTCAGCAGGTGAACACGCAGACACAGGAGTCATTGCTGAGGATTTAAAAATAATCTTAGACCAAAGGTTTCCTTCTGTAGGTTCTAATGTTATTACATCTTTAAACATAACAAACGGAGGAGCAGGGTATGTTGATATTACAGGAGAAGCTTACGGTGGAGCTGGATACCATAGAGTTTTAGGTTACAAAGTTATAATTGATATAACACAATCAGGAGCTGAAAGTGCACGAGGAGAAGCTGTTATAACTAACGGTGTTATCACTGGTGTTAATATTATAAAAGGAGGTAGTAACTTTGATGCTAGTGGTTCTTTTACAATACAAGCTACCGAGTATGTAGAGTTCAAAGGGTGGCATTGGATGACCTTTCCTGCTACACATATTCCTGGTATGGTTATAAACAGTCAGGTTACTACTCCTGCTACATTTTCAGTTACAGGTTCTAATATTGCTTCTACTCAAAACTTAACAGTAGAACAAAACGGTAGTTTACTCAAGTTGACACAAAACTCCGACACTGATTTTAGCATTAGAGTTTCCGATGGATTAGCTGACCAAGCTTTAGGTGTTATATATAAAGAAGTAGATAGTATTACTGATCTTCCTAAATCTTGTTATAATAACTTCAGAGTTAAGATCATTGGAGATGCTGATATAGACCAAGATGATTACTATGTTAAATTTAAAACCAAGGACAACGAAGACTTTGGAGAAGGAAGTTGGATAGAAACTTTAGGGTGGTCAAGTGACGGATCAAAGACAGGTTCTCCTACTGCTTTTAGTAATAATTTTAATCAGAACACAATGCCTGTTAGGTTAGTACCTACTCCAGCCACAGGTAAGATTACAGGATTTAAATTAAAAACCGTTGATTGGGTAGGTAGGAATGCAGGAGATGATTACAGCAATCCATTCCCAACCTTTACAGGAAAGAAAATAAACGACATCTTCTTCTTTAAGAACAGGTTAGGATTCTTGACTGATGACTCTATCGTGTTTTCTGAAGCAGATGAATACTTTAATTTCTTCAGGACTACAACACAATCTCTGTTAGACTCTGCTCCAATAGATGTAGGTGTATCACACACTAAGATTAGTATTCTTAAACACGCACAAGCTTTCCAGGAGAAGTTAATGTTGTTCTCTCCGAAGACTCAGTTCGTACTGAGAGGTGGAGATTTGTTAACACCTAAGACAGTTACTATATCACCTGTGACTGAGTATGATGTATCGGACACTATTCGTCCGTTAGCACTTAGTAGTTATATATACTTTAACTTTAAAAGAAATAACTTTGAAGGACTGCTTGAGTACACAGTGGATAATAACACTGAGACTTATAACGCAGCTGAGATAACAGAACAGATAAACAAGTACATACCTACTAACATAGTCAGGATGGAAGGTAGTGCAGCTGAGAATATGGTGGTTGTACAATCAGACAGTGATTATAAGAAGTTGTATGTATATAAATACTTTTGGCAGGGAAGAGAGAAGATACAGAGTTCATGGATGACTTTCTCCTTTGCTAGGAATATCAGAAGTTTCTTTTTTATTGAAGCTACACTTTATGTCATAACCACCGATTCAGTAGGTACTTATATAGAAAAGATACCAATGGAGAATGGACTTGTTGAGAGTGACAGGGACTATGCTTTATTGTTAGATAGTAGGATTGCCAGTTCAAATGCTACCTATGTTAGTTCTATTGCTTATACTAGAAGTGGTGGATCAGGGTTGAGCTTTAACGGTACTACTCACTTTGATGTTACTAAGATAGTATCCACTGGAGGATTTGTATTCAGGGAGGGTATGGCAGTGTACACAAAGAACGGTAACAGGAGAGCATTGACTATCAGTAACTCTGTTAATACAGAAGCTATAGTTGATGGTAGGTTAGTGGCTTATGTTAGTTATAGCTCTGATTCTTTAGTACAATACAACGGTGTTAAATACATCTGTACACAAGCACATACATCAGACTCAGCTAAACAACCAGGAACAGGAGCAGATTGGACATCGTATTGGAGGCAAGTAGATACAACATTATCAGCTGTAGATTGGGCTTTAAGTCAGAGTTACACTAAAGAAATTTATTACAAATGTATCGCAGGACATACTTCATCTTCTTCGATATTACCTACTGATACATCTAAATGGCAGGTAACTTCAGAAGTTGTAAGTGCTCCTCTTTGGTCAGATCAAAACTATGAGTACCTAAGCGATAAGGACTTCTTCATAGGATTTGAATATGATATGTTATACAGGTTCTCTAAGCAGAACTTAAAACAACCTACAGAGAGAGGTGGACGATCTGCATCTGATTATACATTCCAAACTATTCGTAACGGTAGTATTGAATATGCAGACACAGGACACTTCACTGTAGAAGTAACACCTAAATTTAGAGATAAATACACTTACACTTACAACCCAAGTTTGTTAGCCTC